TTTTAGCAGGCTGGTAGTTCCTCCCTCTAACTTGAATTCTAACCGGCATTTTCGGTTACCCGTTTGGCTGTTGCTACAAACTGAATAAAACTTCCTGTATTGCCGAAGAAATCTCCTCTGTCGGGTCCAAAGGTGAGGATTTCGTATTCGTCTCCTTCCTTGAGAATTACTCTGTCTCCAATTGACACCGTCAAATTTTTCTCCTCAAGGAGAGGTTTAGAGAAGGTAATCAGCAAGTCTCTCTGCTCGTCTATTCCGTACTTTGAAAGGAGTTTGAGAGGCGGATTCCTGACAACAAAGGCGTCTATCTCTATAGGCTCTTTGTAGAATCTGCTTTTGGTTTCTCCGTATAAGTCATCAACGGCGGTGGATTCTCTATCAAGGACTTTAACCTGTATGGTCTCAAAGTAGAGTTTAAAGAGCTCCTTATGGAAACCTTCGGCAAGGGTAAGCTCATACTGCCCGAACTTCACCTTCTTCCAGCTCCTTTACCTGCTATTTGTCTGCTTCTCTTCTTTATTGCGATTATCCTGCAGGTCTCGTAAGCCTCTTTTTCTGAATAGCCAAGGCATTTGTAGTATTCCACACAGTTGGTAAACCTTTCGCCTGTCCCGGCTCTACCTTTGAAGTGGATTATCTTAGACCCATCGTGAACAGTGTATCTGTCAAGGCACTTCTGTTTTTTCTTATCGTCAATTCTCTGCTTAGTTTCCAGAACGATAGCTTTGACATAAGCCTTATACCATCCCATAGCTTACCCCGTTGTGAAGAAGCCGTAGAATCTGCTCTCGGATACTCTTCTCCGGTATTCTTCCTTGTCTATCCTTGCCTCTTCAAGGAGCGTTTCACCGTCAAGTTGGACTGTGCCGCCGGGAGCAGGAATTCCTTGGTATTTACTTCTAATCCTGCCAAGGATTTCTTTTGCGTTTGCTGTTGCTAACAAAAGGAAAAGCTGTCCTACCTTTGTGTTTTTATCAATATCTTCAAGTCTATAAGGCTCGTGGTATTCAACTACACATAGGGAAGTCTCAGAGGGCGGAGGAGAAAGATAGAGAACGCCATCCTGCCATTCCCAGTCGGGGTCTACTCCATAAGCTCTTTCTGCCATTTCAGTCCACATTCTAAGGCGTGTATAGTAGGCTATGTTAAGCACTTGTGCAGTTGCTTGAGAAAAAATGTCAACAATATCTTCGGGAGGGTTAGGAAGGTAAACGACTCTTACGGGCTCTTTTGGAAAGGGATATGCCTGCTGACCGGGTATAAGGAGAATAGCCTCTCTCTTCTTATTCACAAAGTCTTCATTTATCGTAGCCAAAGCATTGTCAACGCAAATTCTTATCTGTTCTTCTTGGAGCTCCACGTCTACTACGGGATAGCCAAGCTTTTGCAGAATGTGGTTCTTAACTTCTTCAAAAAGCATCAGGCGTCCTCAAGGTAGGTCTGGTATTGGGAAGAACGGAGGCAAACACATTATTTCACCTCCGTCCAACTTCTTACGACTTCAACTTTTTTGGAGAAGTCAAACTTGACTGAGTTACCTTCAATAGAGAAAGGAATCTTGTAGTATTTATCTCCTCCTGAAACCTCGGAGCCGTAGAAATGGGCAATTATGTAATCCTTATAAATTTCTACTACCCAACCGTCCTTAATTCCTTGAGCTTTTGCGGCTTTCGCAAACTCTTTTCTGATTAAATCAGTTAGTTGATTAAGGCTTATGTTTTTGGGAAGTTTTAGAACCTTTTGCAGAACGCTTATTGGATACTTCCTCTGGAGACTTTGCACTACGAGCTTGTTCATCTTTCAGTGCCTCCTGTTCTATTTCCTTTGAGGAAGGAGACTGAACCTTCGTTGGCTCAGCCTCCTTAGAAGTTGGGGAGGAGGGATGGGGACTACCGGGCTCTTCCTGCACAGGTTTAAAGTCGTGGGGATATATCTTCACCAGTTCCTCATTATCTATGCAATCTCCTTGCTTTATAGAAAGCCTCTTTCCTTTGAAGTATCCTGTAATCACTCCCGGTGTTACCTTTATCCACCTTTTAGCCATCATTTACTCCTTAGCTCGTTATAGTTACGAGTCCGTAAAGCCTTGGATTGAGAGCTTTGAAAGCTTCTCTACTCCTGAGAGCTTTTTTCTTCGTAAAGGGGTCAACCTTTCCGTTCACAACTTCCGGCACTGCTGGAGAAACTTCAAACTTGTATGGGAAGTATCCGAATCCCATGAGGAGCGGGTCAGCAGGTTTTATTCCTACAACTATTACATCGTCCGGAAGCTGAGGATTCCAGTAAACGGCATACTTTTTGTTCAGAGTTCCTACTTTTGCAGAGCCTACGTTTCCTTTAACGTCTGCGTTTCCTTCAAATCCTTCAATGTTGCTGACGTGAGCAAGGGCATCCGTTCCACAGAGGAGGAACTTGTTGCCAACGGGTATGAAACCGAGCTGTTTAGCGATAGCAGCATCTACTTGGTTGATAGCCTTTTTGAGCATAAACATGTGGTCCTTATCACTTACTCCGCTTGGAGGAGTTACAGACCAAGTTGCCTTTGCTCCTGAAGCTTGGGCAAGGGCGTAGATTTCAAGGTGAATCTTAGTCTCCGTTTCAAAAAGTGCCTGCTGAGTCATTGCAGAGACTACGTCGGATTCTATAGAAATGCCAAAGTAGGCTTGGATATCTTCCTCAAATTCGGAGGTCCAAGAAGCTCCGATTTTCCTTGACATTACTTTGACGCTTTCGCTTGCATACTGGAACTTGATTTCGGCGTAACCGCCAGTCTCTTGGTCGTATCTGTAGGTAGCTCTTATTACTTCACCATTTGCAGGTGCGGAAGAGAAGGTAACGCTAATCTGACCTGTAGAATAGTTGATAGTTCCTGAAATACCGTCTCCTTGGATGTTTCCAGAGCCGTCATCCTTTCCAACTACTGTTCCAGCTACAACGGTTAGAGTTCCCGGTATTACGGGCTTATACTGGAGAGTTGCTGAAAAGTCTTGCTTTGAACCGTCTCCAGTTCCAAGAGAAGGGTCATCCACAACAAGGTCTGCGGCAACATGAGGGTGATACTGGCTATTAGTAGCAGTAGCCGCCAGTTCCGTTCCCGGCTTTAAAGAGCCTTTGACGCTGTCAAGGACAGGTTTTCTGTAGAAAATCTTTCCTTCTGGAGCGTTAAGTCCCCTTACGTGGACGATTTCAAAGGCTGAAAGGTTTTGGTAAACATAGGTAACCATTCCAAGATAGTTAAGGTCAAGAGGAGGTAGGTCTGCCGTTGTGTTGGATTCACAGATAACGGACTTACCTTGAAGGAAGGATTCAAGGACTACAGAAGGTTCTTTCTTTACTTTTGACGCAACGTGCTCAAAGGCATTGTTAAGCAGGAATGCCATAGAAGCTTTGTCGTCTGGAGATAGATGCTCTGGTATGAGGTCTTTGTATTCTTTGGCAAGTTCAAGTCCAAAATCCCTGTAAGCCTCGTAGCTTTCAAAAGCGATGTTGAAACCTTTAGCCATCTTAACCTCCTATAACTGGTAATCCAAGTTTTCTGTGAATTTCGGAAAGAGAAAGTTTTTGCCTGCTCTCGTTAACCCCTTTGCCTTTAGGCTCCTTATCCTCGTTTATGGTTTTCCTGATACTCTCCTCAAACTCTTGAATTAGCTTGTCAACTTGTTCCTTGGACTTAGCCTCTTTGAGAATACCAGCTTCTCTGATTTTGTCGCCGTAAGGAGATTCAGAGAGCTTCTGCTCTATGTATAAGGCAATCTCTTTGCGTTCAAGCTCTTCTTTTAGAAGTTTTATCTCGTCGTCCTTTTTCTTTAAAGACTCCTTTAGGTCTTTTATCTCTTCTTTGAGTTCTTCAAGATGTTCGCCTGCAATACCTTCGCTGATAAACGGCTTAAGGATATCAAGAATTCCCTCAACGGCAACTTTTGCTCCAGCAATTTCGGGGTCAGAAAGGAGCTCCTCCTTCACTTCTTCCCTGATTTTAGAAACCTTTTGCTCTATGGCTTCTATAACTCTTTCCTCAAATTCCTGACGGAGCTCTTCCTTAGCTTCTTCTTTGATAGCTTCAACAAGCTCTGGATAGTCCTTCTTTAAAGTATCCAGCGTAAGACTCATTGGTTTATCCTCCCTTGATTCTTTTATCGTCTCAGGGAAAGCTCCCGGCGTTGATGGGTCATAGACAACGTCAAAAGCAAGAAATTCGTAGTCTTCTCCAACTACTACAGTGCCGTCTGCTCTTTTTATGAGCGTTCCAGAACCCCTTGAAGAGATTCCAAACTTAACGCCGTTGTCTATGAGATTTTTCAGGATGTCTCCTTTAGGAGTTCCAACAAGGACCTCTGCTTCTCCAATTACTTCACCCTTATCGTTCATAGTGAGAGAGGTTACTTTGATAGCGGCTTCATCAAGCCTTGTTTTACCGTCTGGAGGATGTTCTATCATTCCGAGAGCTCTGCCTTCTTTGATTAGCTCCTGATACTTGGCAACGGCTTTCTCAAGTACTTTCTTGGGGTAGATTCTCCCGTTGCCGTTCTTTACGTCTGCCCTCTGGAAGATTCCACGAAACTTATACTTGCTAGATTCTATGAGCTGAGGGGTTATCTCAGAGACAAAGTCTATTATTAACTGTTTACTCATCCTTGTTATCCTCCTCTTCTTCACTGAAGAAGATTTCTTCTATGTCGGCAAGGAGGGCATCTATGTTCTCAATAACTCCTTCAAGCTCTTTCTCATCAACGTCGCTATCTTTTAGACCTTCAAGGAAATCAGCTATGTATTCAAGCTCTGCGATTGCGAACTTAATCTCTTTGGTGTTTTCAAGCTCCCCAAGAATCTCAAGGAGGATATTCACCCTTTCAAGGAGTTCATCTATTGTAGGCAACTGAATTGCGTTATTAGATTCACCGAATCTTTGTCTAAACCTTTTCCTATACTGCTTAAGCTCGTTTTTGTGTTTCTTAGCCCACTGTTTAACGGCTCTTAAGATTTTTGCCCGGTTCCTACGGTAATAAGCCTTTCTCTTTGCCCTTACGGATGCAGGGACTATCTTATGCCTTAGTTTCCTTACACCGACTTTAATGGTTTCAAGGATGTCTTTATCCTCCTTTTCGTTCTTGTAGAGGTCAGAAAGTTTTTCAATAAGAGGTTTTAGAACGGAGGAAGAGGTTTTAACACCCCCTTTCGCTACACTTTCTATAAGCTGGTCAAGTTTCTTTTTAATTGGTTTTCCAGAGAGGAATGCATCTACAACATCAGCAGGAGTAACAGTAGCTTCTTCTATTGGCTTTAGTTCTACCTTGCCGTCCTTTAGATAAGCTCTATAGTGCTTTCCTTCATGCAAAACAATTGCACCATCTTTGAACGTTCCTAAGATTTTGACACCGTCAAGGGATTCTTGAATCTGCTTCCTAACGGCTTCTGCTTTTGCTTCAAGGCTTTCTTGCAGGAGCTTTTCAATTACGCTCATTCTAATCCCCCAAAACAAAAATAAGGGCTAAGACTTTCATTAGTCTTAGCCCTTTGTGTATATGTTAATGCAATACACTTTTAGGGTCAAGATTTAAGCAATTGAATTGCACTATACAATTACCCCTTTTAGGAGTTTTCTGAACTGAATCCTTTTAAAGGAAGTCGGCATGCTTAGAACTAATTTTTCTATGCCTGCAAAGAATTCTCCCTTTATTTCTCCTTTAAAAATAAGAGTTTTTCCGTTTCTTTCTTCACGTTCTTTTGAGCTAAGTAATAGAGTGTAAAGAATGGACTTTACGAAAATGAAAGGGACTACCCTGCGTGCCTTTGTTTCAAAATACTTCCACTTTAAGGTCAATTCCAGAAAGTCATTTGGTAATTCCAGCCTAAGGAGGGGGTTTTCTCTACCTTTCTCTATGATAATTCTGTTTTTAAACACCCTTTTTCCCTTGGCTACAGAACGACCAGCTCTTTTCTCCACGATTAATGTGTAGAAAGTCATTTTTTGCCTCCTTTAAGCACGTGCTTTTAATGCTTTTTAATTGCATTAGCTTCTTTGCAATACTTTGAACTACTTGAACAGTAACGGCATTTCCTGCCATCCGATAAAGTTGAGAGTCGGATATTCCTAACTCCTTCGCTTTATAGTAGAGACTGTCAGGAAATCCTTGTAGCCGGAAACATTCCAATGGAGTGAGCCTTCTTATCCGAGAATCGTTCGTGAGATAAAGCCCTGTTTTAGCTCCCCTACCTCCGCCATTAGCCTTAAGTGTTACTGCTATTCCTTCAGAACTATAAACCCTTTCACCTTGCCCGCCTTTATTGATTAGTCCTACCCTTATAGGTTTGTCTATTACATAATTCCCATTCCAATTTGCATACTGCCGTGCCATTAAGGTTGCTGCTATTTCTCCTCCACTTTGAATATCCTTACATATTTTTTCTTTAACCTTTGGGGGTTGGTAATAAATTCTATCTCTCTCTGAGAGAGGAAATATTTTGGGTCTGGATTTTCCTCTAAGATGTCCGATAATGAACACCCTTTCCCTATTCTGTGGGACTCCGAAATCTTTGCTGTTAAGCACCTGCCATTCTGCATCATACCCCAGTTCATCCAGCGTCTTGAGGATGATTTCAAATGTTCTTCCTTCGTCATGACTGAGGAGTCCTTTGACGTTCTCAAGTAGTAGATATGTAGGTCTTTTAACTTTTGCAATCCGGGCAATTTCAAAGAAAAGAGTCCCTCTTGTATCTTTAAAACCTCTGCGTTTTCCAGCAATGCTGAAAGCTTGGCATGGAAATCCTGCACAGAGGATGTCAAAATCTGGTAAATCTTCTGGATTGATTTTTGTTGCGTCTTCATATTCTTCCTCCTCTTCTTTTACACTGTAGTAAGCTTTGTAAAGTTTCCTTGCCCATTTATCTATTTCACAAAATCCTACACAGGTAAAACCTTCTCTTTCCAGTGCAATTCTGAAACCACCTATTCCTGCGAATAAGTCAAAAAATTTCACCTTCCCTCCTTTATCTTTCTCAACTCTTTCAACATCCAGTTTTTATCAATCCTTTTGGCTTGTAGCCATTCCTTTTGATTCTTGGGAGGTCTTACTCTTAGATAACACTTACAGTTGCTAAGGCATTTTGTAGTTCCGTCTCTTGGCACACAGGGAAGAGTCCACTTTGTATAAGGAGAATGTCTTTGAAGGAAAAGGCAACTTTCGCAATGTTCAGCTTTTGTCATTACCCAGTCTATTACGTACTGAGCAGGAAGGGCTTCAATTTTCCCAGCTTGATAGACAAAATCAAGAGTGTTAACGTACATCTCCCAACGCCTTTCGTAGTCCATTTTCCCAGATTTTCTTTCAAGGTCTCTTAGAAAACCGTTTAGATACTTGTACTCATGTTTCCTTGCGCCGTCCAGCCAACTTAAATCCGTTTTTTCGGGTTTTACAAAAGGCACTCCAGAGGCTTCCATTCCAAGTTCATAAGCCTTGAGATAAGTCTCTTTAAAGAGCTTTTTTATCCTAAACCTTAACTGCCCTGCATTAAGCTTGCCACTAAGGAAATCCTGTATCAACTGCCACCCTTCTTCTTTGAACTTTTCTTTTAGTCTCTTGTACTTCTTGAAAGCTCTATCCGTTGCCCTCTTTTTCTCCTTGTAGTACTCACTTCCAAGGGCAGAGAACCAAAGAGAACTCTCAGCGTCTCTCTCTGGTCTTCTTGCTTTTCTCGTTCCAATGGTTTTGCCTTCAACAATAACCACGGGAAGAGGAAAGTCTTCTTTCATTTCACCCCCGTGCTACCGAAACCTCTCTTTCCTCTTGCCGATGGAAAAAATTCTTCAAACCGGTCAAAGATTTCTTTGTTAGCCCCTATGTAGATGGGATATTCTTTGCTGAATACCGCCTGACAAATACGGTCGCCGTGGTGGATTTCAAACGTTCCAGAAGAAAAGTTTATGAGCAATGCTTTAACGGTATCCCTGTAGTCATTGTCCACGAATCCGGGACTGTTTAAGACGGTAATTCCATACTTCCATGCTATTCCGCTTCTCGGTCTTATGTCCATAAAACAGTTTCTCGGCATGTAAACCTTGAAACCGAGAGGAATTAAAGCTCTTCCCATCGGAGGTAAAAAGTCTTTTTTACCTTCCTTTGAAAAGTATTCCTTGTTGTCTCTGTTTCTAAAAAGGATTCCCTCGCTTAAATCTGCTTTACAATCAAGTCCGTTGGAGCTGTATTTGACAACGGGCAGAAGTTCTTCACTCTTAGCAACAATCACGATTCCTAACTCTCTTATCGTTGCACTCCAGTGTCTAAATGTATCTACGTCCTGCGGGATTGCTCTGAATTCCATCATTCCCTCCTTCCGTAAGTTTTCTTGAACTGGTATCTCCAGACTTCAAGCTCATTAGCTGTTTCTTGGCTCAAGCTGAGGATTTTGTAATAAAGGTCCCTGTCTTCATTTCTTAGAAAAACCCCAAGCAGTTCAACGCACTTTTCTTGCTTTTGTAGAATCTCTCTTGCTTTTTCTATTAGTTCCTTCGCCATTTCAGTCTCCTTTTACGAGTCGTTCATAATACTGCAAATATCTTGCATCCTTTATTTCCTCAAATTCGCTTATAGGTAAGTAAATTCTTCTTTCAGCTCTCTCCTTGAAGAAGAGGACAAAACCTTTGCTGAAGAACTTTTCTACTTCTGCTATGAAGACAGAGCCGTTAAAGAGAATGACAGCTCTCTTAGCTCCTCTGAGCTGAGCTTTTTTGAGAAGTTCGTAAGGGAAGCCGAAACTCATAGTCTTTTGGTGTATTCCGTTGCCGTTCTCTTTCTTGATGATTTCCTCTCCGAAGAGTCTTGCTATTTTCCTAACTTTCTTCTTTGTGTCGCACTTTAGCTCTAAGAAACAGTAGCCGTTTACGCTTATGTAGTATCTATTCTCGTCTATGTCCCTAAATTCCACAGCAACTACTGCCATTTCTGGACCTCTTAAGTTGTTTTTACTGGCTCATAGCTTTGGCACTCTACTACTCTGACTTCTGGAAGCTTTTCATCGCAACTCTTTTCGCATCGCTCACACAAGTTGATAGGCTCAAAGTCTTCACAACCTACATTTTCTTCTGCCATTAAAGTCCTCCAGCTGTTGTTTCCCATGGTGCAATGTCCTTGGTGATTCCATTCGCAGTATTTACAGAGCTCTTTCAGTTTCATCTTCTCCCTCCTCCAGAGAAAGGTTTTCAAGGTCTATCATTGCAAGTAGGGGCATGAGCAAGAGAATTACTAATAGAGCAAATATCTTGCATAAGAGATAAAATGTTTCTGTAGTTGCAGAGAGAATCTCAACGACAGCTTCTTTTGAATGCTCTTTAAGTCGCTGTAGGTACCTTTCCATTTTCCGCTCCCTCCATCTTTAGAATGTGTTTAAGAACGTAGTCCTTATCAACTATCGGATTGCCTTCCTTGTCCGTAAGGCTTAAGAGCTCCTGAGCAACCTGAACCCTTTTGAGTAGGGATTCCATTCTTAGCTCTTCTTCTATGTAGTTAGGGGAATACATCGTAAGAGTAAATTCAGCGTCTTTAATGCCGTGCTTTTCAAGGTGGATTTCTATCAGCCTTTTGACGCCGTCAACAATAGCATTTTGAATGCTTTTGACAGAACGGCTGAACTGAATGGAAATTGAGGAAAGGGTTGCTCTTGTAGAAAATCCTTCTTCATTGGCAAGATAGGCTTTTGGAATTTTCAGGGCGGCAAAGAGCATTTTCTGGAAGTACTCAATATCTGCAATGTCTGCTATGTTAGAAGCTCCAGCAAGGCTTTCTACTCTTGAACCTCTACCGCCTTCAAAGACTGGGAAGTAGAAATCCTCATCTGCAGCAAGGAAATCGGGTTTTGCTACAAACTTTCCAGTTTTCGGGTCTATAAGCCTCTTCTTTTTGAACTTCTTCTTTAGCTTATCAATGAACGCTTCTGCTTTTTCTGGGGGCATGTTACCAACGTCTATGTAGAAAACCCATCTGTTTGGAGCTCTGGTAAGCCTGTAGATAACAACGGCATCCTCCATAAGTGCTAACTGCCTGTAAATTCGGCGGGCGTCCTCTAAAATAGGGTAGCCGTAAGGATAGAACTTAACGTCTTCAAGGAGTCTAAAGTGAATCATCTCGTCAGGTTTAAACTCAACCTTTTCTCCGCCGATTTTCTGTTCAAATCCTTCAAGCCTACCTTTGTCGTCTTCTTTTCTTTCTACCGTTTTAGCAGGTCTGTGGTAAAAACCAAGAACGCCTTTTCCTTCATCTGAAACAACTTCCCAGAAAGAATCTCCCAGCTTAAAGAGTTCCTTAGCAATGAAGGGACACTTTTCTTCAATCTTTATACGGTCAAAGAGCTCCTTAATTAGTTTTTCTACTTTTGGGTTTTTGCTTGAATAGCTGAATATTCTTCCTGTATCGGGGTCTCTTTGGCAACACTCATCGGTGTAAACTTTCGCTGCTGCTGCAATATACGGCATTTCCATCATCTTCTCGTATTCGGCGTATCTTTCCATTCTGTCTGCAGAGAGGTTAAGGAGAGAGGCTAATGGAGAAGTAGTCTCGTAACTGTAACCTTTGGGTTCTGCTTCGGAAGAGCTCTCCTTGTTTCCGGAAAAGAATTTGAATAGTTCCTTAAACACAGGCATTTTCTACCTCATGCAATTCGTTTGCATTTGATTTTAACAGAATGTAGCCTTTGCATACTCCTTCTGGTTCTATGACTTGAACTTCTATTTCGGGGTCAATTTCCTTTATCAATTCTGCAAGGCTTTTAAGCTTTTCTGGATGGATAGCGTAGTAGTCAAGGAAGTTGGCTATTATCTTAGGCTCACAAACGATAAGACCGCTCTCTTGGACGCTCAATTTTAGCCTTACGGGTTCATCTATTGAGTCAAGATATCTGTTAACTGCAACTATTACTTCACGGCACTTTTCAACGAAGGTCTTTTGAGCCTGAGAGCTTTTAGTTTTGTGCTCTTCTCGTAGGTCGTATAGAGCTTTTCTAACACTGTCTCTAACAATTGTGCCGATAAAATCGTAGTCTATCTGTTTTTGAGACTCCAGATTTTTTAGCCTTTCTTTAAGTTCTTCGTTTTCTTTTTGGAGCTCTAAGATTTTCTTTCTCAATACCTCCTTTTCGGCTTCATGTTGTCCTTTGAGCCATCCGTTACCCTTAACGGCTTCTACAACAATGCTTTCAACCACTTCTTTGACACTTCCTCTCTTCTTCACGAGAGCGTTAAAAACATCTTCTGGTAAATCAATTACCACTCTCATAGTCCTTCCCGTTCATAATGCATCGGGAAAATAATAATGCAAATTATTTGAATTGTCAATTAACCAAGAGAAGTTTTAGTTGTTCCACCACCACTCTTCTTCTTCTACTTCTCCTTCATGTTCTCCCATACTCGGCTCTATCACTTTTGAAATCTGATTGTCTATAAAACAGCTATAAACTGCTCCGCACAGAGCATCTGCAACGTCCTTACTTCCATCTGGCGGATGGTCAACTTTTCTACCGTCAAATTCAAGGGCAAAGAGCTCCTGCAAAAGAGGTTCATAGTGGTAGAGAATTACTCTTTGGTCAAAGAAAGCTTCTTTTAAGCTCATGTAAGGTTCTAAGGTAGCGTCAACGGAGATTCTTTCGGCGTTGTAGCCTCTCTGTTTAAACTGCTGAATGGATTCTCGGCTCTCAAATTTGTCATAAGAAATCCTTCTAACATAGAGTCCGTACTTTTCTACTATTGCATAGATAAACTCTCTTATTCTGGAAATGGGAATTTCCGACTTAGGTATTACTCTAAGAACAAAGTCAACCTCAGCAATTGGGAGTTCCTCATAATGCTCTGTCCCATCAGGGAGTAGTCTTTTTACCTTCTTAAATCCTGCAAAGTGAACCATAGCAATGCCTGTAGCATCTCCAGTAACTCCAAGGTCTATGTGGATATACCTTTTGAGACTTCTATCAAGGTTCATCTTCTCATAGTCTATCTGAATGTCTCCAAGCTCAATGGAAACTTCTTTACTAAATGGATGTTTCTTATCAGGGTCTATACACCGCAAAATGGCTTCTCTATCGTGGAAGAACGGAGCGGTAGTTAGGACAGGTCTTCCTGCTATATCCCTAATAGCCTTTTCTATGTTCCTTTCAAAGGAGAACCTGAACTCTTCCGGTACTAAAATCTGTTCAAAACCGCAGTTCTGATAAGTTTTCCCCTTGGCAATAAAACAGTCTGCACAGTTTTTTTCGCTATCAATGATTCTTGGTGGCTGGGAGAGACTTCCAAGACAAACTCTGAACCTTTTTGAGTTCTCGTAGCCGCTTTTAACATCATAAATGGCATACCTACGGATGTAGGCAAGAGGATTGCCTTTGAACTCCCTTATCATTCTTTCTGTAAAGTCTTCTGGATACTTAGCAGAAGAGAGAACAAGGAGCTTTCCCGGGACCCTGCCTTTTTGCTGGAATCTTGATTCCAGACGCCTGTAGAGAGAATCAAAGAGCTCTTCTGCTATGTCGTAAACCTCGTTGCCTTTTCTCTTCTGTCCCAAGAAGTTAGCCTCGTCAATCACGGCGGAAAAAACGTTCAAGGATATAGCCTCGTTACTTATCGGAAGAGGCTGGAGGATTATGTTGTTGTTAGTTCTAAGCTCTTCCTTCTTAATTTCTATCTCTCCTTCCAAGATAAAGTGCTTAAAGAAAGGACTCGCCATAAGGTCGTTTTTGAGCCTATTGAAAAAGGAGGTTAGGGCGGTTTTCAGGTTGACTGAAAAGTTGACGAGGGCAATTTCTGTAGATGGGTCTAAGCCGTAGTATTCTTGGGGATTTCTGAGAATAAAAAGCTTGTAAAAGATGTAAGACATTGCTATGATGCCAAAAGTCGTTTTCCCCCATCCTATAGAGCCTGTGAGCAGGGCTATTATGTAGTCGCCGTTAAAGAAATTCTCAAGCTCTTTAAGGAGCTTAGGTCTTATGTATTTTGCTTTGTTTAAGTAGTAGGGAGAGAGAACAAATTCCCTTATAGAGACAGGCTTGAATCTATAGTCTGCGTATCGTATCTGGTCCAATAAAGGAGAGTAACCATACTTTTGAATTTCCTGAAGGATTTCTATAAGCAAGTCAATTGCGTCTGGAGAAAGATCAAGTTCTTCTACGATTCTTTCAAGCTCAAAAAGTCCTTCTTTCTGAAGCCTATCAACTGCTTGAACGATAGAGTCCTTCATGCTTTTATGTGGACTTTAGGCTCTGGTTTAGGAGGAGCAAAAGGTGGTCTGGAGTCCTTAGCTAAGGGGTGTAAGCGGGTACATTCGTTTAGAACTTTGGAAGATTTCTTCTCCTTCTCTTTGTAGGTTACGCAAAGGACGATGCAAATGGAAGCTACTATGGTTATTAATGCCATTAAAACGCATAATCCAGTCATAGCTTCAATCTCCTTTCTTTTTCTATCTCATGTTTTTTCCCTTTGTCTCCAGAAGCTTGGCAAGGTAGCTTTCCATACACGGTTTCATTTATTTTCTTCCTTGCTCTTCTTCTCCTTTAAAGCCTGTAATGCATCTATTACCTTGGCTATTTTCTCCCTTTCTTCCTTCGGAATCTCAGCTATCCTGCTGTCAACCTGAATCTGCTGTGTTGCTACCATGTTAATCTCGTCTGGAACTCTTGGGAGAAGTCCCATACTCTGCATTATCTGGACTGCACGGGCGTTAGTCTCCCTTATTTCTGCCAAGACCATTACTTTCTCACGGACATCCTCAGCCTTGTCATAGTTCTTCCAGAGCTCTTTCTCTATAGCCTGAAATTTGACTTTGACGTCCCACGGATGGAGACCGTCTTCGTCTCCTTCCCTAATTTCCTTAATTATCTGGTGAATCCTTTGAGGAGTCTTACCAAGGAGCTTGGCTATTTCAGTCTGAGATAGTCCTCTGGCAAGGAGCTTTATCACTTTACTGCGGAGTTCATAGTTCTTTTTGGAGCGTGTGGCTTTTTTCGCCATCTATTGAAATCCTCCCTATAAAAAGAGGCTTTTAAAGTCTCTTTCAAGTTTCACTGTCTCCATTGGAGCTTGAAGACTCTTGCATTTCTAAGCTTTCACCGTTTTCCTCAAGGTCCCTCTTGATGGCATAGGCAATTCCAGCTACCACATAGCCGTTTTCTATCTCTGTAATGGGAGCTTTAATCAACTTCATAAAGGCTTCTTCATCTGAAAGTTGAAGGTCTCTCTTGTACTTTTCTATCAGGGTCTTAACTACGTTCATGTTTTCCTTGGAAAGCATAACGGTGAAAGCTTCTCTTTTTACGTTCTCTATTTGCTCTTCAATCTCGGCATGGTCAAAGAGCTCTTGAGTTTCCTGCTCATCCTCTTCAATAACGGCTTTAAGAGCTTCTATGTCTTCGTCAAAAAATCCTTCCAGAAGTTCTACAGGAACGGTTTCTTCGAGGAGTCTTAGGTATTCTCTATAAGCCTCCTCGTCGCTATCAAACTTTCCTCTGATTGTGTCTATAAGACCAGTAGCAAGGACTGCCTTTTCTTCTGGAATCTCAGCTATGAGGAATGGAGCTTCTTCTACGCCGGCGTGCTTTAGTAGGTAGTAACGGTGCTCTCCATCTATGATTACGTATTTGTTCTTTCCCTCATCGTAGCGGACTAAGATAGGCTCTAAATAGCCAACTTTTCGGATAGATTCGGCAAGTTTTTTAAAGGCGGTTTCTCCCATTACGTTAGGGTTATACTCGTTAGGTTCCACATCTTTTAGTTTCAGGATTTCAAGTCTTATGGGAGCTTTTATCTCTTCTGGTCTCACTTTAGCAGCAATTTCTGAAAGGCGATGTTTAAATGCCATTTTTGTCCCTCCTCACTAAGGAAGGAGGGCGTAAAGCCCTCCTTTAAGCTTTACTTCTTAGCGGTAGCTTTCTTGGCACCGCTGGTCTTAGTAGTTCCTTTCTGGCTGGTCTTGGTAGCTCCTTCCTTCTTGGCGGTAGCTTTTCTTGTAGTTCCTTGACTTCCGCCTGTTTTGGTTCCACCCGAAGACATCGGCACGGCTGTTACCTCCCTACTTGAATTTTTTTACCCGGCTTGTAGCCAGCACCTGAAAATCCAGCATGTTTAGCTGCTTTTACCATTGAGCGTGTAGCCTGATTTACTTTTACTTTTTTGGCTACTGCTTTCCTCGTAGTTCCCGTTACTCCTGTTTTCGTTCCACCCGGAGACATCGGCATAGCATCCTCCTTAATCAAACTCAATTCCAAAGTCTTTGAGGAAGGAGGTTGAAAGGACTCCGTTTACTGTTCCTGTTTTTGGATTCGTTTGGGCTTTTAGGAGCTCTACTGAAGGTAGGAATACGGCGTAAGGGTCTCCGTTTTCGTCAACAAGGATGTTTCCTTTTTCGTCTCTTACTTTCCAGACAGTTAGGTCTTCAAAGAGGTTGTGTCCAGCTTCCTTATGCCAGCCGTAGCGAAGAAGCTCTACAAAGTTCATGGACTTGAGAGCTTTAGACATTGCCCTGTCTATCTGGAGGCTGGAGTGGATATCCTTAAATCTTGTGAAGTATGGGAATGCAATTTGATTGCAGAGTTCTTTGGCAGTTTCTATGAATTCTGAAAGGGTGAAAAGGAAGATGTCAGACTCTTTTTTCTTACGGAGTTCATTAAGAATCATCTGGATGGTGGGGACGACTTTAGGAGAGAAGACATCTACAAGATTTTGGTAGGTTACAACGTAGCTTCTTTCATCCTCTGGAGAGTAGTTTTCTGCCTTTATCAGAGTATTAACTTCCCATTGATAGCTTATTCTGATTTCCAAGTCTTTTGCAATCTTTTCTATCTCGTTAAAGAGTTCTGCAAGTTTTGGAAAGTTTGCGTAGACTCCTTTTCTGTTTACGTAGTAGTATTTGCTTGCCGGTGGAGATAGTTCAAGGAGTTTGAAGTCTTCTGGGATTATCTTGAGAGTTCCACCTCTGAAATTCAGAGCTCCAAAAGTTACTTCTTTTGCTCCTACCTTTTTTGCCCTTGTCAAAAGTTTTTCTATCTCTTTGAGTGTAGGGAATTGGGAATGAAGGAAAGGGACCACGTTTATTCCAGTTGGTATTCCAGCCTCATTGAGCTTGGCAACAAGCTCAAATCTCTCTTCAGGTGATAGAGATTCAGGTTCATACTTTTTCCTGTATCTATCACTTAAAGAGGTTATTGTTATCAGTCCAGCTCTCGGAGTAGACATCTGTGTAAGAGTATTGAAGAGTTCTTTTGTGTGGATTCCTTTTGTCGTAAAGAAGAACGGGAAACCGTATCGGTCAAAAATTTCTAAAATCTGCCTTGAAATGCCTTCACAACCGGGGACGAAAATATCTGAGTTGTTAGATGCGTAAATTGGATAGCGATTCCTTAGATACCAGTCTAAGAAACTGTTAGGGTTTGGACTTTTATCTGCCTTTTCTATTCGGGAAACTGTGGCTTTTATGAGCTCTGCAGGACTGCCGAGTCCACCTACAGAAAGGTTAAAGATTTTTTTCTTATTTATGCAGGCAAAACAGTAGGCACAGCCTCTAAAGCACCAGCGGTAGGCTTCGTAGTTAACACCTATAGGAAATGCCGGAATAGAGCCAAAAACTGTGAAGTTGTTAGATTCTTTAAAGAAACTAACTTTCTTAGCCAAGATATCCCTCCAAAAATAGGAAAAGGGACTAACGGGCTTTCTATTACCCGCAGTCCCTTGAAGATATTTTAATGCAATTAATTTGCTAAGTCAAGGTTTTGAGCAAAGAGTCTATAACACTTCTATCATTAAGTAGAAATATTCATAGCCTTGAAAGTCAGTGGCTTTAATAGCATTGAGCTTTATATCTAATCCCAAATCAACAACGAGGTTTCTAAGCGGAAGAACCTCCAGTATTCTTTCGGGGGATAACTTCCTCAATTTAAGGAACATCCCTATATACTCGTCCTGTTTAGGATGGGGAATTTTCCAATACTTACCGCTTACGCCTATGAAGTAAACAGGATTGTATTTTCTAACGAAATCAATTATTTCCTTTGTAGGAAGCTCTTTTCCCTTTAACTCAAGAAACATTGCATCCTCCTTGTATTGAAGGTCTAATCGCTGAGAGGAGATTTTTCATAAGCTTGAACTTGTCCCAGTCAAAATCCCAGAAAGAAGGCAAACCGGCTTCCACGAATTTCAGTATTTCTGACATATCGTGAGTTAAAAGTAGATTGACTGACCAAATTTCATTGTAACGGAAGAAAAGGGCGTGATTCTTCTCGCTCCAGTGGAAGTATGCAATTAGGAAGTCTTCTATCTGTTGGATAAAGGCGTAAGAATCAAGTATTTGCTCTAAGGTATAGCAGGCAAAACAGTTAAGCTCTATTTTTGGAACTTGGGATTCTTTTTCCTTGAAGACTGGATTGCAGCCGTACTTCTTTAAACAGTCGTAAACTTCCTGCCAAGTTTCAGCATGAGAGATGCTACCTTCTTTCCCATCCTTTTCAAAGAATGGCTTGGGATTGAAGACCATGATTCTATCCCCAGCGAATTCTGCAAGTCCATCTGAACGGATGAAGAGCTTCCTTTCCATCGCCTGCACCTCCATGCAATTAGCTTGCTTTAATCTTTTCTCATTCTTAGGTCTATGGAAAAGTCGCTAATCAAATAACGGAGAGCATTAATTGCTTCAAAGTAAGTTGCTCCTTTAGGAAGTTTTGCATCCCCCCAACCGCTACCATTTTCAGTTTCCACGAGAACAGCGTCTCGTCCATAGAGTCTTTCGTTAACAAGAAGTTGGGTGTAAATCCTTTCAAATACTTTACTCCACTCCTTAGCTTCCTTTTTTATCTTTTCTATCTCCTCTTTAGGAAGATTACCGAAGTCTACTTTCTTCAAGTCCTTTAGCTCTAACATCTTGCACCTCCAACGCAATTAATTTGCCTCAATAGAAACTCTGTGAAATTGAAATTCAAAGTCGTCAATAAATCTTTGAAGTTTTTCGCCATCTTCTTTTTCAGCCCAATAGCGGAACCACTCTACGGCATCTTTCCAAGATGCTCTTTCTCCGTGAAGTGAGTAAACTTCATCGTGAGCTTTTTCGTCTGGAACTTCTAAGTAGAGAGCTTTAGAGGTCAACATTAAAGGTTTGTAAAGGTAGAAGCCTTTTGAGACGATTCCGTCGTCAAAGTCGGATTTCCAGATACGCATTATCATCACGGCTCACCTCCACGATTCGGGTTTTTGCCATCGTCAAATTTCAATATATGCAATTACTTTGCGTTGTCAATCAAGAGATATCAATTGAGCTTCACCATCTTTGTTAATGTCATAAACTTTCACTCCAAAATCCATGATAAGGAAAACTGCAATTACGCTCCTGTGGCATTTTTCAAAATTTCCACAGGCACACATTAGACATACGGTTTCTTCTCTTGTGAGGTCAAGGAGCTTTTCAAGTCCAAGCCACACTTTTTGTTCGGTTTCTTTGAACAGTCCACACTCGTTCCCTTCTTTCCAGAAGAGAGAACCTCCGAGGTTTCCTCCCATCCATTCATACTTGATGCCGTGCGTAAAGAGAATGTCGGGGAGTTTTTTAATTGAGGTCCATTTTTGGAATCTACTGTAAGGGCGTTCTCTGATATCAACTACCGTAGTGATTCCGTTTTTCTTGAGGTTCTCAATAAATACCTTTTCTGGTAGATTAGAATAGCCGGTCATGTAGATTTTCATTGCTTTTCTCCTCCCTTGCAGTATTCGCAAATACCGTTAGCATCATTCCTCCTTTACTACAACCGGAAGTTTACATTCTTGGGCAATGTCTTTAACGGATTCCTCTATCTGTCCATCTTTGCTGATATAGGTAATGTTGGTAATGGGTGCTCTAAGGAAAATTCCTGTTCTAAAGACGGGCTTAAAGCTTAGCTTTTCGTGAGGGTTAGGAAGAATATACGTTAGGTCCCCTACCTTGCGTTTTACCCATTTTCCTTGGTCAGAATCGTATCCTACCTCTTTGCCTGAAAGGAGATAGTAAAGGAGCGAAAGACAGTATTCTTTCATTTCCTTATGTTCTTCTTCCCCTTTCGGGCAGGGAATAGAGGAGATTCCTTGCCTTTTTAGCTCCTTTACAAGTTCCTTCCAGTTCTCCAGAATGGCGTCTGAGTGAATAAGGAGCATGTTGGAACCGGAAGAAAGTTTGTGGATAGGGAAGTTTTTGGGAATCCTTCTACTAATTCCTTTTACTCCTGCCTCTCTTATGAAATCCCAAGGGGATTCGTAAAACTTCTTTCCTATCCAGATGAGAACGTGGTAAATGCCTGTATTTTCGTCTTTCCAGAGAATTGGAGCTCTAAAAGGTTCTTGATTAATCGGAATAGGCGGGTCAAAGATAAAGTGCTCAATAGGTAATCCGTCAGGAGAAGTAGCACATTCAAGGTAGAGACCTTTATCTTTCCTTTCGCCGCATCCTCTCATCCTACACCTCCACGGTCTCTTTTAAGTATTTCGTAGCTATCTTAAGCAATCTATTTGCGTTTCTAATTATGGCATCGTTACCGTTAGCAAGGGTTTTTATATCGTTAGCGATGTTGCGGATTTCCTCCATATCCTTTATCAAACCTTCGTTAGCTTGGTTTTCTAAGGACGGCAAAGGATGAGTATTTGAAGGAGCGTTTTCTGGCGTTGTAGGAGAAATAGCTTGCGGATTAAGCACCTTGTCTGCCGGTATCTCTATAGGTGGTAACTCAGGAAGAGAAATTTCCTCCAGTGCTAATTTAGTGCTCTGTTCTATCTTCTTTGCTCTTACAAACTTTTCAACATCTTCTATGGTCCACTTACTTTCAGGGTTTTCTAAGTACTCTTTTTGGTCTTCAGGCGAAAGTTTCGCAAGTTCACGGGCAACGGTTATGCTGATTTCAAATTTTTTGAGCTTTTCAAAGATTTCAGGGATAAGGTTCAAAAGTCTCAGTCTCTTAGTTATGTGGGAATTGGAGACATTAAGTAGCTTAGCAACTTCTGTTTTCTTAAGTCCTCTCTCCTTGATAAGCCTGTCTATTAGCTCGGCTTCAAGGGCAGGGTTATCGGTTCTTTGGAAGTTTTCAATAAGGGTAAGGACGGCATCATCGCCGCCCTCTTTTACAATGCACTTGACTGTTTCAAAGCCAAGGAGTCTTGCGGCATTTAATCTTCTTCTACCAGCAATGACCCTATATCTTCCCTCTCCTGTAGGAGCTACAAGAGGAGGCTCAAGGATTCCGTACTTTTCTACGCTTTCAAGGAAGTTTTTAGGGACATCAAATTCCGGGAAGTCAATAAGAGACAAGGGAATTTCCCTTAAAACTTCTCTCTCCCCTTCAAGCTGGTAGATTAGCTCTTCTGCTTCAGGAATAGAAAGCTCTTTCTGCCTCTCTCTCAAAACTTTAAGAGTTTCGGGCTTTACAAGGCGTGTAATAGCGTCCTTCCCTTCAAGGATTCTGACTTTAACTCTATCTTTGACTTTGCCTTTATTCTCTATCTTTATCATGGTTGCCTCCGGAATATGCTCTACTCAAAGTTAGGGATAGGTATATTCCACTTTTCTAAGAACTCCTTGTGTTCCAATAGAATCTCCTTAGCTCCTTCTAAGACATACTTTCTGATTTCGTCTTCTGAAGGGTCTTCTATCTTTTCTTCCTTAGCGAGATTGTAAAACTGCACGATTCCAGCTAACCATACCCGCATACCTGTTTCCTTGAATTGTGTAATGTGCCACGAAAGTTCTTGATACGCTTTCATTCCCTACCTCCCTTTGTTTGAATTTTTGAGTGGTTCCTCGCCACCCATACTAATAGGGTGACGAGGAGAAGCGGAACTACTATCTTCTATACCTTCATAGGCATTGCAACGATTTTGAGTTCAGGCTCTTGGCGGCAGATAAAGAGGACAGGTTGTACGGGTTCACCCATGAACATTTCTATTGTGTCCTTAGAGAAGGTCTTAAGAATGGTGGAAAGATAGTCTACTTGGAATCCTACGATTAACGGTTCTCTGTGGACATTAGAGCTAACTTTTAATTTGGAAGAAGCCTTTTCTTCGCCGTTGTCTGTAAGTACCTCTGCAGATATAGAAAGTTCCTCTTCAAGTATTTCAAACTTGGCGACAGGGACATCCTCTTTCTCAAAGATAACAGAAACCTCGTTTATAGCCTCTAAAAGTGTTTTCTTGCAGAACGTTATTCTGTTAGGGTTATTTTCAGGAATAACGCTTCTCCAATCTGGATATTCCCCTTCTTCAATTTTCCAACTGAGATAGCTGTTCCCAGATTTAACAACTACTTTTGTTTCTCCACCTTTGATAATGCCTATCTCTACAACCTCATTGTCTACAAAGGACTTAAGAAGAGGAATTACTTTCCTGTGAATGTTAAACTGTAGCTCTTCCTTTGGCGGTTTTGCCCACTCTATTTGGAAGATTCCCAAGTAATGTCCGTTAGTTGCAACAAAGTAGAGAGCGTCCTTACGGATTTCAACGTTAATACAGTTTAGGATAGCTCTTGCTTCATCTGTAGATGCAAAAGCTTGAAGCCTTTTTGTTATGTCAAGGAAAACATCACTATCAATTTCTAAAAGAGCTTCATAATTTCTTTCAATAGAAGGGAATTCCTCAACAGGGATGTTCATAGGAATAGAAAACTCTGTTCTTCCTGTATCAACTTTAACAACTTTCCCGTTCTCTGCAAGCTCAAAAGCAATTATTTTGCCTTTTGAATTAGAGGTAATCTTTTTAAGTTTCTCAATCGGAAGTAAAAAGGCGGTTGAAGGAAACTGCTCATTCAGCTTTAATTCTACCCAGCCAGTTTGTTCAAGATTGCTGGTTGTGAGCCTTAGAATGTTACCGTCTACTTCTACCAGAACATGGGAAAGAACCGGGATGTTACCCCGGCAATCAGCAGTTTTTAAGAGCTTTTTCGTTGCCTCTAAGAGTTTTTTTCTACTTACCTCCATCATTCCCTCCACGCAATTAGTTTGCTTTGTTTATGCTTACTCAAATTCTATTTTTATGGGATACTCACGTATTTCCCCATCTAAGAAGTGTTTATGATAATCATATTCTTCAAGAACTAACTCAATATTTTTTTCTGTTACTTCTTTTGCTTCAATGACCCTCTCAAAAGGCTTTTCTCCAACCACTTTCTTTAACTCGTCTTGAGCTATTATGTATGCAATTCCTTTGCCTTTAGCAATTAGCATATCCGTTGTATCAATATCTGTAATAGCTGTAACATATAACCACATTTGTCCTCTTCCTTGTCCTTCAATAACGCCCCCTGTTTGTAATGAAATCCCATAAGAATTAAACTTCATTTGTTTTTTCTCTTGCTTTTCTTCTATAGTAACTAAATATCCACCCCCAAAGACAATAACTTTCTCCACGGTAAAATCTACCAACCTTTTCTTTACTTTTATTTTTATTTTTTCTACCATCGCAACCCTCCACGATTCGGTTTTGCCATCGTCAAGATTGAAATTTATGCAAATTCTTTGCATAGTCAATAAGGTTAAAGACAAGCCAAAAGGGAAATAGGAAGATTATCAGTAGGAAAGAGCAAAACCTCTCTTTTCTTTTTGCTTTCTGTCTGCGTCTAAAGAGTTCTTTTCTCATTTCTACTTCCCAGCCACCCGGAGCTCCTGCCATCTTGTACACCTCCACGATTCGGTTTTGCCACCGTCAAATTTCAATGTATGTAAACTACTTGCATTGTCAAACAACTAAAGATATTTAGAACAAACTCTCCAAAGCAAAGTGATATTTTCCTTAAGGATTTGCTGAACACGTTGTTTAGAGCAGCCAATTTCTCTGCCTATTTCTTTTAAAGTTCTTCCTTGAAGCCTTCTTAGAACAATAAGGGCAAGTTTTTCATCTATTTCGGAAAGTTCCTTGAATATCTTCTCTTGCAT